GATTTGAAACTCGGTAACCTGAACTATCAACAGTGATGATAGGATCAGGTCTTTCACTAAACGGTTCGTTCCGAGATAAATCTTCGGGTAACGTACTCCATATGGAATCGCTACTGTCCACAGTTATTTTTTTAGGCTGAGCACTTAGTTTTGTAATTGTATTTGGTAATCTTTTACCGTTTGGTTCAAGAGGATCTAACATTTCTACATAAATGATTTCGTAAACAGCCGTTTTTGTTCCTGGAAGATACGCAATTGCTTTTTTAACAGATCCAAAATGGAACCTTTTCTTTTTATGATTAAGTCCCATGGCACTTATATAAGCTGCAGCTTCTTTAGTTTCGATACCTGCAAACACTAGCATAGACAATTCTGATTGTATACCAAAGTTAGTGTCGTTTGTTCTATAAATGCTTGACGGAGTAAACACTGATGTGTTATCAATAAATTCTCTCCACTGTGTTCGTTGCTCGGATTTCAAGAAAGGTTTAACTTTAATATTGCTATATATTAACTGATTAGGTGTATCTATGCTGATTTTAAATGTTTTACTGGTTGCACTGTAACCATATTGGTCTTGTGCTTTAACTGTAAATGAAAATTCTCTGTCCGAACTAGTTAATCCACCGTCAAAGGTAGTAACACTTGTTTGAAAGTCGAATGTAGTTAATCCATCGCTAACAACAATGTTTCCGTTGAGTGTAGCATATTGATTTACCTTGCCAACTATTTCGCCATCTAAATCTAAATTTAAACCTGGAGGAAGGTGTCCATCGGTGATTGTATATAGTATTGTATTGCCTTCAATGTTCGAGATAGCCTTAACACTGAGTGTCGAAATAAAATTAGCATTTATAGTTCCTAAATCGGAATCAGTTTCCCAATTTAAAATACTATCGACTTCTCCTAATAAATCAACTGTAAATATTTTTGGAGTAGTTGCTCGTTCGCCTTTACTAGACAATTTTGATGCGCTAATTGTAAACTTGTATGTTTTTGTAATTGCAGGCTGATATGGAACTAAGCCGTGTACTTCTGCATTATTTTCATCAAACTGCATACCTGGAGGCAGTTCGCTTAATGTGCCAATTAAAAATTCTACACCATCGGGTATAGTTACTTCCAGAGGATAATGTAGTGTTAATCTGTATTCGTTGTTTGACAAAGAAACTACATTATCAACTCTATTAACTTGTGATGCACCTTCAACAATACCAGCAAAACTTAAAAAATGTCCTATTAGTGGCGGAGTAGTTGTTAATGTAGTTGTTAATGTAAAACTATCTACAACGTTATCGCCTGCAGAAATTTGTCTAGTAGTTGCTCTGGAATCTGCATTGATTTGCTCTAGACTATAAATTATATTTTCTGTATCGTATGTATCTAAAATAAGAGTAACGTAGTTGTTGGCTCTATATAATCCTAAGTAACTAGATGTTAGCCATGTTGGCGGCCGTAAGTAAGTGACGTCAGCCGTAAATAAACTATTACCATCTAACCACGTAGTATTATCTGCACGGAAAAAATCATCGCCTACAACGAATATTCTAAATTTACGTTTAGCAAAACTATCACCGTCGGTTACAGTTACTATAAATTCGTAAGTTCGATTTAGTTTTTTAGGTTTGTTGGCTTGTAATGCATAGTCAAAAAATACATTATCGTATGTGTAGCTGTCGTAACCATTGGTAGATAAAAATGCAAAATCATATGCTACTGCATCGTAGTAGCTATTAGCATAAGTTCCGTCACCATCATTAATGGTAATGGCCAATGCTGGTTGTATAAATCCAACAAGGCGTCCGTCATCTGTTAAAATTAAACCTGGTGGTAACTTACCCTCGTCTTTAGCAATAAAGTAACTAAGTGTTTGTCCTGTAGTAGTATCGGCATCTGTTGCTTGGATTTGATAATCTACATAAGTGCTGTCTGTTATAAAATATTCTTGGTCATCACCGATTGCTAAGATACCTTCATTTGTTAAAAATTCTGGTTTATCTTCGCCTTCGATAGTTATTATAAAAGTTCTATCTGTAATTTGGCCGTTTTTACTAGCTCTAACACAAAATGTAAAATCTGTGAGTCTTGGAATTTCAAAAGCAGATCCAATAATAGTACTACCTTGTAGTCTTAATCCTGGAGGAAGTTTGCCTGAAATTATAGAATATGTAACTCCAAGTTCTCCTGTTGAAGGCAAATTAATTGAAAGATTTCGTCTTTCGCTAAATGCTAATCTTGAAGCAACGCCGGTTCCTGGCCCAGGGTCACTGCGTCCGGTATTGGGGTTCAATACCAACGGCCCGGCCTCTGCTCCAGTGTTAGTTGCGGTAAAAATAATACCAACTGTATTGAATTTAGCACCAATTTTTGTAAAATCAGTAGTTCCTACAGTTTGTATAACATATTGATAGCCGACAAGAAAAGCGCCAGAAGCTACCGAAATGTTAGTTCCGGGTTCTTGTCCAAGATTGTAACCTGAAGGTTTATTCCATACATTTAGCGACATATTTGCTCTCGATTGCAGCAATATTTATCGCTGTATTAAACAATGGCGCCGAAGTCTAAATTAAGCCCTGCCGGGTCAAATAAGCTAAATCCTTCTGCATCTAAGTTGATGCCGTTCATATTAACATCGTAACTAGTGTAAGTAGGAGATAGGAAAGTGCCAAAGTCTAAAATTGTATTGTTTGAAGTTAGTAATAATTCTACTAGGGAATTAAGTGTGCGTACATCAATTCCAAATACGGATGTTTGTACATCTCCGTTGCCTTCTGAACCCTTGACAATGTTAAAACCGTTAAGTTCTAAATCGCCACCTAGCTGTGGACTAGTGTCGTTTAATAAGGGAGATTTGCTTTTTAAATTAACAGTTGTTGATGTGCTGGTAAGTTCTACAGAATTATCAGTGCTAGTTAATGTTTTAAATTCTAAAGCTGAAGTAATTAAATTTGCCTGTGCAAATAATCGTCCAATGTTGCCAGTTGATGGCCCAAGGTTTGTTCCTGTGGCAATTACTCCACCCGCCAACTGTTCAAAATTAGCATTAACTTTTTGAAACGCGGTACGTAGGTCATCGCCTGTGCCGTCGTTTGCATAATTACCTAAGATGATTTCTTGTATTGCCATAATAATATTTACCTTTTAAGGATTGCGTACTGCGCTGATTAACCAGAAGTCGCTACTCATGCGAGTATCTTTAATGACATCGTATGGCATATAGAAGTAGCCATTATCGCCCCATGACGTTCCCCAGCTGTTACGCACAATGAATCGGCCATTAGCCTTGCCAGCTACTGGCATAGTATCATCATAGCCTACTATACAAACAGCGTGTCCGCCTAGTTGTTGTTCTGTTGCTGTGTTAGGAAATGGCATCATACCTGATCCTGGTTGTCCGTGTGGAATATCTGCCCACGCACCTTCAAAGCTGTCATAAACTGTAAAACCAATAGTGACTGGATTGCCAGCGGCCACAGCATTTTTAACTGCGGCAAAGTTTGTACAACGTTGATAGCCTGTGACTGTGCGTTTAAGTGCATCTGTATATGCAGGAGTTGGTGGTTTAGTAGCAAATTTACTAGTGTTATAAGGCCATAGGTTTTCTAATGGAGCACCTTTTTTATTCACTACTTTAATACCGTCACGGATATACGCACCCGAGTCATACCGTACTGAACCTATTAGTACACGTTCTTCGTAATAGATAAACAAGCGACTAACATCTCGTCCTTTAGAAAGATTAACTTTACGGTGTATTAATTCAATTTGTCCAGCAATAGCATTACCAGTACACGAACCAATGTTGCCTTGATCTTCAATAGGACTACAATATTGTCTAAGGTCAACAACAGGAGCTAGAGTTAATGTGTTGTCTAGTTGATATAAGTGGTCTCTTGAATCTGGAGGATCTGGT